TATGATGATACACTAATGACAGAAGAGTTTATTGAACCAGATATTCAATACCCTATCCAGGTAGGTGTTGACTTTGGTTTAACTCCAGCAGCTATCTTCGGACAGAAACTTCCTAATGGCCAATGGGTAATACTTCATGAGCTTGTAACGTTTGATATGGGCCTGGAGAGATTTGGTTATATGTTAAAAGGTGAATTAGAAACAAGGTTCCCTAAGTTTGATGTATTAGTATGGGGTGATCCGGCTGGACAAAAGAGAGATGAGATCTTTGAAGTTACAGCATTTGATCATTTACGAACCATTGGATTAGTTGCTAGACCAACTGCTACGGATGACTTTAGAGTTAGACGTGAGGCTGGTGCAGCTCCTATGAATAGATTGATACAAGGTAAGCCTGGATTATTAGTTGATAAAAGATGTAAGAGATTACGAAAAGCCTTGAGTGGTGGTTATCATTTTAAACGAGTACAAATATCTGGAGGTGAAAGATATAAAGATCAGCCAAATAAGAACGAGCATTCTCACGTTGGAGATGCTTTCATGTATTTATTATTAGGTGGTGGTGAACATAAAAGATTAACCAGGGGTGGCAATAGAAACTTTACACCAGCTGTAGCAAGTGCAGACTTTGATATTTTTTAATGAAAAAAAAATATTTAATCAAAGTATGGAAACTTGGGCAAATAGAATTGCTAGAAGAAAAAATAATAGAAGTAGAAAATGATAATTGGAAAGGTTTAGTTCTTCATCAGCCAGGTACAAGAGCTACAGCAGAAGAGATAGATGAAACTACAAACATTAGAACAGATATTCAAAGTCCAGGGAACGAAGGTTAGTGTAATACCATTTAGGTCCTACTTGTTTAATATTATGGATCTTAATGAGTTTGATAAACTAAATTTATCACAGCCTAATTACACAGACTACATGGATGCAGCTGCTGAACAAGGTTATGGATACTGTGTTATTGATGATGGTAAGCCTATGCTTTGTTTTGGAGTAGTTCCTTATTGGCCTGGAGTTGCAGAATTATGGTTGATCCCTGATAAAAATAAAATTTCAGAACATAAAATTAAATTTCATAAAGGTGCATTACAGTTCATGAAGTTAGTTGCTGATGATTTAAAATTAAAAAGATTACAAGTAACTGTAAGTTCTGTAAATGTTTCTGCTCTCAAATGGATAAAAAGCATATATTTTGAGGAAGAAGGAATTTTAAAACACTATGGTGTTGATGGTTCCGATTATAAAATGTTTGCGAGGTACTTTTAAAACTATGGGATCATTATTCAAAATGCCAAAATATGAGCCACCGGCTGCTATTGATACAGCTAACAAAGCTATTGAAGAAAGAGAAAAGAGAGCAGAGGCTGGAGAAAAAAATGAAAGAAGAAAACTTGCATCAAGAGCTAGAGCTAGACGTAAAGGTGGTAGATTACTATTTTCTGATGAAAATAATGTTCCAGCTTTAGGAGTAACAAACAACATGTCACCTTCAGACAGCATTAATCGTAATCCAATGGACACACAAACGAGGTACACATAATGGGAGGATCACCAGTAAAAGTAATTAAAAAAACTATCACAAGAGCATTTGGTGGAGGTGGAGATGATACACCAGCTGCATCAGCAACATCTAAAATACAAGATAGAAGAGAAGAAGTTATTAAAGAAACATTACCTAAAGGTAAAAAATTAGTTGGAAGAAGAATTAGAAGATCAAGAAGAAATAGATCTCAATTAGCTGGAGATTTTACACAGACAGCAGCATTAGGCACAGGAGTTAGAAATCCAACTGGTACAGGAAAGACTAAACTAGGAGCATAGATGGATAGAGGAATACCAGAGTACAAAAGAAATCCTAGATTTATAGATTTAAAAAAATCTTGTGAGTGTCAAAAAGATTGTGAGTGTCAAAAAGAAAGAAAGAAGGAGGATGAATAATGGCTAGTGAATACCACACAACAAAGGATGGAAAAAAAGCTAAGAAAGGTTTGTACTATAATATTAATAAGAAAAAAAAATCTAAAGCTGGATCGAATTCTAAATCTAAATCGACAATAAGCGATGAGGCTTATGCGAATATGAAGGCTGGGTTTCCAAAAAGAAAACGTAAGAAAGGATTAGTTGCATAATGTATAAAATGAAAATGAAAAAAAAACCTACTAATAAAAATAAAAATCTTGCAGCACAGTATGGTGACAAGAAAAAAATTACTAGAGGTGATATCATAACTGCTGCAAAAAAAAACAAAAAGGCATAACATGATTATATTCGGACATACTCCTAGAGAGTGGAAGAGAAGAGCTATGTTACATAAAACTTCTATTATTATAGCTGTTGTATCTTTTGCTTTAGGAGCTACGATTTTTTAATGGTAGCAAAAAAATTTCAAGATCCAAGTGGTGGTTTAAATGATGCTGGTAGAAAAAAGTTTGGTGTTAAAAGACCACAATCATCTGGTAAAGATGGAAGAAGAATTTCTTTCGCTGCTAGATTTTCAAAAGTACCTGGACCTTTAATGAAAGATGGAAAACCAACAAGATTAAAACTTGCATTAAAAAAATGGGGTTTTGCAAATAAACAAGCAGCTGCTAGTTTTGCTGCTAACAATAAGGCTAGTGCATAATGCAATTACAACCACAACAAGTTTCAAAAAGATCTAAACAAGCATTCGCAGCTAAAGATAATTGGAGAACAATCTATGAGGAATGTTACCAGTACGCATTACCACAAAGAAATCTCTATGATGGATATTACGAAGGAAACGTTCCTGGACAAAATAAAATGTCTAGAGTTTTCGATAGTACAGCAATTCATTCTGTTCAAAGGTTCGCTAACAGAATACAATCCGGTCTATTTCCTCCTTACAAAAAGTGGTGCCGGTTAGAACCTGGGAATGATATACCGGAAGAAAGACGAGGAGAAGTTCAACAAGCTCTCGATTTATATTTAGATAAATTATTTTCTGTTCTTAGGCAAAGTAATTTTGATTTAGCCATCGGTGAATTTCTTCTTGATCTTTCGGTAGGTACAGCTGCTATGTTAATACAGCCTGGAGATGATCTTAATCCAATAAGTTACACTCCTGTACCACAATACTTAATTGCAATAGAAGAAGGACCTAATGGTACAGTTGATAATGTTTATAGAAAATTAAAAATACCAGCTGATACAATCAAAAGACAATTTCCAGATGCTAAAATTTCATCAGACTTAGAAAGATTAATACAAGATAAACCTCAAGAAAAAATAGAATTATTAGAGGCTGTGTTAATAGATCCACAAAGAAAAGATTATTGCTATCATATTGTCCATGAAAAAACTAATCACGAATTAGTATTTAGAAGAATGGATCAAACCCCATGGGTGGTAAGTAGATATATGAAAGTGCCTGGAGAAGTTATGGGTAGAGGTCCTCTAGTTACAGCAATTCCAGATATTAAAACATTAAATAAAACTTTAGAATTATTATTAAAGAATGCATCATTAGCTATTAGTGGTGTTTATACAGCTGCTGATGATGGAGTAATAAATCCTAACAGTATTAGAATACAACCAGGTGCAATAATTCCTGTAGCTCGTAATGGTGGTCCTCAAGGTGCATCCTTGGCCCCTCTTCCTAGATCTGGAGATTTTAATGTATCTCAAATTGTTATTAATGATCTAAGAATGAATATTAAAAAAACTTTATTAGATGATACTCTTCCACCAGATAACATGAGTGCTAGATCTGCAACTGAGATTGTAGAAAGAATGAAAGAGTTAGCTCAAAATATGGGAGCTGCTTTTGGAAGATTAATTACAGAAACAATGGTTCCTATTATCAGACGTACTTTACAGATAATGGATGAAAAAGGTTTGATACAATTACCTCTAAAAGTAAATGGATTAGAGATTAAAGTTGTACCAATATCACCTCTTGCCAAGGCCCAAAACTTGGATGAGGTAAACGAAGTTATGCAATTCTTCCAAATTGCTAACGCATTAGGCCCAGGTGGGATGGCCGAAATAAAACCGGATGCGATTGCTGCTTTCGTAGGAGATAAACTTGGCATTGCTGCTAAGTTAAGAAACTCTGAAGAAGAAAAGCAACAAATCCAACAAGAGGCTATGGCTTTAGCTCAATCACAAATGATGGGGCCACAACAACCACCTGGACAAGCAGCATCTCAAGCTCCTACTTCAGAGGAACCAGCAATGGCCTTGGAAGAAGAGGCTAGAGCATAATGGCAGATATTAATGCCCCAGGATGGGAAGGAATAGAAACACTTGGCATTAAATCTAAAGATAATCAAATTGAATTAGATAAAGCCTATGCTAGAACCTTTGACACCGAAGAAGGAAAAAAAGTTTTAGAGCATCTAAAATCTAAAACATTAAATCAACCAACATGGGTACCAGGTTCAGAACCATCTTTTGGTTATGCAAGAGAAGGACAAAATTCTGTTATCCGAGATATTGTAATGCGAATGGAAAGGGCTAAGAATGAGTGAAGAAATAAATGATAATGGCTTAACTGCTGATGCACCAGCTATGGAACCAGAGGTAGAAAATCCAGAAGATAATGTTGTACCTCATAAAGTAGATGAGCAACAAGAAAACGTTAGTGAGGCAAAAGAAACAAAAACTAATGCAGCAGAAAAACCAGATTGGTTAGAAGATAAATTTTGGGATAAAGAAAATAATGAAATAAAAACAGAAGATCTAAATAAATCTTTTAGTGAATTACAAAAACAATTTTCTATGGGTAAACACAAAGCTCCTAAAGATTATGATTTAGAAGTATTAGAAGATGTAGATGTAGAGAATGATGAATTATCTCAATTCTTTTTAGATTGGTCTAACAAATACAAACCAACACAAGGTGCATTTAATGAGTTAGTAGATAAATTTAAAGAATTATCAGTAGCACAAGATCAAGAAGATAGTATTGATGTTGCGGCAGAGAAACAACAATTAGGACCTAATGCAGATCAAATTGTAAAAGGTACTGTTACCTGGATGCAAGGTTTAGTAGCCAAAGGTATTTGGTCAGAAACTGATTTTGAAGAAGGTAAAATATTTACTGCTACTGCTGATGGTATCAATGCAATAAACAAAATTAGGCAATATTATGGTGAGCAAACAATACCTACAGCTCCTACTGATGTAGATGGACAGCCTTCAAGAGAAGAGTTATTTGCTTTAGTTGCTGATCCTAAGTACAAATCAGATCCAGGATTTAGAGCTAAAGTAGAAAAACAGTTTGAAAGGGCTTTCCCTGGTACAGCTACATCAACTGGTCAAATATAATTTGTTAAAGGGTATTTACATTTTGTAAAAAAAAGATTAAATTCCAAATTGAAGATAACCGAAATTTTTTATTTGGCCTTCTGGCTGGTGAGCAACTACACCAAATTGTCAGCCTGGCTTTTTTACCAGACAACTGAGTTAAGAAAAAAACTATGTGTTAAACAAACAAAGGAGTGATATATGGCACAATCAATAACAAATGCTTTTGTCACACTTTTCGATGCCGAGGTAAAACAAGCATACCAAAGTGAAAGTTCATTGCTTTCATGTGTAAGGCTAAGACAAGGTGTAACAGGGCAAACGTACAAGTTCCCAAAATTAGGGAAAGGTACAGCGACAGCCAGAATACCACAAACTGACGTAACCCCTCTTAATGTTACTTATTCTCAAGTAACTGCAAGTATGAGTGATTACAATGCAGCTGAGTATTCTGACATCTTCCATCAAGCAAAAGTAAACTTTGATGAAAGATCAGAGTTGGTTCAAGTAGTATCGAAAGCTATCGGTAGAAGAATGGACCAATTAATCATCGATGCTTTAAACGCATCTTCACCTTCGACAGTTGCTAAAACTGTTGTTACAAGTGGAAGTGCTGCATCATCAAATTTAAACGTAGGTAAGCTAATTGCAGCAAAAAAAGCTCTCGATGCGAAAAACGTTCCATTTGATGATAGACATATCGTATGCCATGCTAATAACTTAGCTGGTTTACTAGGTGACGAGAGAGCAATCTCAAGTGACTTTGCGTCTATTAAGGCATTAGTAAGTGGTGAGATCAACACATTTCTAGGATTTAAATTTTATGTTTTAGGCGATAGAGATGAAGGTGGTTTACCATTATCAACAAACGACAGAAGTGTTTTTGCTTTCCATAGAAGTGCGTGTGGTATGGCTACTAACATGGCTCAAAAAACAGAGATCAACTATGTTCCGGAGAAAACTTCGTTCTTAGTTAATTCAATGTTTAGTGCTGGTGCTGTAGCTATCGATGACGAAGGTATTGTAAAAATAACTGCTGATGAAAGCTAATAGAGGAGGATTAAATTATGGCTTATGACAAAACAAACCTACAACCGATAGGTGGACAATCTAAAGCTGGTACTGCTCCTCAAATGTGGAGCTACACAGCACCTGGAACCGATGCGATTGCAGACATCAATACAGAAGGATACTTTAATAATGCATCCGATGTATTAAAAGTTGGTGATCTTATTCATATCTGGGATAGTTCTGTACCTACTTCAACTTTGGTAACTGTGTTATCAAATGCGAGTGGTGTTGTTGACGTATCTGATGGAACAGCTCTATCAGTTGCTGACGCAGACTAATAAATAAATGTGAGGAGGCCCCTAAGTGGGCCTCTTCCTAATTAGGAATTTATATGGCAAGTGGTGATACAAATATAACAATCTGTAACCAGGCTTTAGTTTTACTTGGTGCTGATACAATATCTTCTTTTTCAGATACATCTAATGATGCTGCTGCTGTATGTAATCAAATTTACGAAACTTTAAAAAGACAAACTCTATCAATGTATCCTTGGAGTTTTGCTTTAACTAAAACACAATTATCTAAATCTTCAACAGCACCTATAGGTGAATGGGATAATAGATTTGATTTACCAGCTGATGCTGTAGCTGGTCAACCTTTTCAAGTTTACAATACAGATGCAACAGGATCTATGCCAATTACAAGTTATGAATTACAATATACTTCATCTGGTCCAGCCATCTTTACAAATGAAAATGTTATTTTTGTTGATTATATAACAAGTGTTATCACAGAAGGATTAATGCCATCTTACTTTGTACAGTTACTTGTTTATATGATTGCTTGGCATTTAGCAGAGCCGGTAACAGATCAAACAACAAAGGCAGATTATTGGAAAAACATAGCTGTAGGTACTCCATCAGAAAGTGGTAGAGGAGGATTTTTTAGACAAGCTACTAATGCTGATGGTAGAGGTAAAACTTCTTACGCAATACATGAGTTTCCATTAACTGATGTTAGGTAATGACAAGAGCTGTAACTTTACAATCAAATTTTACAACAGGGGAAATAGATCCTTTGTTAAGATCAAGAATAGATATTAATCAATACTACAATGCATTAGAACAAGCTCGTAATGTTTTGATACAGCCACAAGGTGGTGCAACTCGTAGACCTGGTTTACAATTTATATCAGAGATCCCTTCTGCTGCTAATCCTCAAAATGGATGTCGATTAGTACCTTTTGAATTTTCAACTACACAAAGTTATATGTTGTTATTTGTGCATAACAGAATGTACATTTACAAAGATAAAGTTTTACAAACTAATATTAATAGCTCTGGTAACGATTACTTAGTAACAACTATCACTTCTACAATGATTAAGACAATGGATTTTGCACAATCTGCTGATACTTTAATTGTTGTACAAGAAGATATGGCTCCTAAACAAATTACTAGAGGTGGTAGTCATACTGCCTGGACTATTAGTGATGTAAGTTTTGAGTTTATACCTAAGTATGCATTTAGTTTATCAACATCAAATCCTTCAGCTACACTAACACCTAGTGCTGTAGATGGTAACATAACTCTAACTGCATCTTCTGGAGTGTTTGCATCTGGTAATCTTCATGATTATGTTGAGGCAGCAGATGGAATTGGTAGAGCTAGAATAACAAGATTTGAAAGTTCTACAGTTGTAGAGGCTATTGTTGAAATACCATTTTTTAACACAACTGCTATTGCTAGTGGATCTTGGTTATTAGAAGTTGACTATGTAGATGTATGGTCAGCAACTTATGGATATCCTCGAACAGTTACTTTTCATGAAGGTAGATTATATTTTGGTGGTTCTAAATCTTTACCGAATACAGTATTTGCATCTAGAGTGGCAAGATTTTTTGATTTTAATCCAGGTGAAAGTTTAGATGATGATGCTATTGAAGTAACATTAAACACCGGACAAGTTAATGCAATTACAGGAATGTTTTCTGGAAGAGATTTACAACTCTTTACTAAAGGTGGAGAATTTTTTCTACCACAAACAAGTTTAGATCCAATCACACCCAATAATGTTGTTATACAAGGAGCTACAAAAAGAGGATCAAAAGAAGGTATTAAGCCTGTGGGGGCTGAAAGTGGTACAATGTTTATCCAAAGATCTGGTAAATCATTAAGAGAATTTTTATTTAGTGATGTAGAATTATCTTACATATCAAATAATATTTCTTTGTTATCATCTCACTTACTTGTTGATCCTGTTGATATGGCTTTACGAAAAGCAACTTCTACTGATGATGGCGATTTATTATTGTTATGTAATACTGATGGTACCTTGGCAACCTACTCTATTCTTAGAGGGCAAAATGTTATAGCTCCTTCTTTGTCAACTACTGATGGAGAGTTTATAAATGTTGGAGTAGACGTAGACACAATTTATACTGTTGTTAAAAGAACAGTAAACTCAGCTACAAAATATTATGTTGAGGCATTAAATGATGACAACACAACAGATAGTGCAACTTTATTATCTGGATCAAGCAAACCTAGTTCAACTTCTGTAACAGGATTAAGTCATCTTGAAGGAAAAACTGTAAAAGTAATTGTTGATGATGGAATGCAAAGCGACAAAACTATTTCTAGTGGTGGAATTACCCTGGATGCTGTTCCTACTACTTATGTAGAAATAGGTTTAGATTACACACCTACAATAAAAACAATGCCGGTAGAATTAAAATTACCAAGTGGAAATATTATAGGTCAAAAGAAAAGAATAGTTGATGCAACTGCATTAGTTTATCTTTCACAAAATTTAACATTAGATGCAAAAGATTTTGCGTTTACTGCTGCACAATTTTTTACAGGAAAGAAAAGAAGAAAACCCATGTTAGGTTATGATCGTGAAGGACAACTAACATTTAGTCAATCAGCTCCCCTATTCTTCACACTATTAGGGATTGAGTATAAAGTGAGTGTAGGTCAATAATGGCAATAAATCCTTGGGCAATATTAGCTGTTGGTGCAAGTATGGTAAAAGCATATGGCACAATTTATTCTGGTTATGCTATGGCAGCATACTACGAAGGTAAAGCAGACTTAGCATTATTACAGGGCCGAACAAAAAAAGTTGAGGCTAAAGAGGCTGGTGTAAAAGTATTAAGAGAATTAAATAATGTTATAGGTACTAACGTAGCTCGTAATGCAGCTGGTGGTATGAACCCATTTACAGGATCTAATCAAAATTTAAATTTTGTATCTCGTAAAGTTGCTGGAGAAGAATTTAGAACATCACAACTTACTCAAGACATTGTAGAAAGTTTCAGTATTGCAGAGGCAGCAATGTTAAACAATGCAGCTAAAACATCTAAAAAAGGTGCATTTATTACTGCTATATCTGATGTAGCATTAACTGCTGGTAATGTAGGAATGCAAGGAGGCTTTAAAACATAATGGCCAAAGAAAGAATTAAATATAGACCGATTGGTGTTAGAGGATTTACTGCTGGTGATCTTCAACTTTCTTATGCTGATGTCCAGGCTAAAGCATCCATGTTTGATAATATTAATAAAAAAATTGATAGCATCCAACAATTTGCATTAGAACAATATGCTCAAGATAAAGCTCAAGAAGGTATGGTCTATGGTGCTGAGAATGCTCCTAGTGTATCAGAATTTTTAGATGCTAATGCAGAAGATAGAGAAACTTTATTACCAGGTGATAAAACAACTACATATGGTAAGTCAGCTCGTAATACAGCTTTAAGTATTTTATCTAATCAAGTTTTAATTACTTCTTCACAACAGTTTGCAAAAGCAGAAGTAGAGGCAACTAAAAACAATACATCTCCAGAAGAATATTTAAGTCAACTAAATGATATTATAGAAGGATCAACAGAGGCATTAATGGGTGTATCACCAGAGGCTGCTATAAAACTTAATGCTCAACTATCTACTAAAGCAAACACCTACTATCTTTCTTACTCTGATAGAATGATTAAAGAATGGAATATTAGAGATCAAGCAAACTCTGTAGGTTTTATTACACAATCTATAGATGAAGTAGCAAAATTAATTAGAGGACCAAACACTTACCAAGATCAAAATGGTGATGAACAAGATCTTTCTATTGATATGAAATTTAACATAGGAAGAATAAACTTAGAAAATTTCTTAACAGAAAAAAATTTTAAAGCAGACAAAATAAAAACGTATTTAGAAAAATACGATACTGCTGTACTTGCAGCTAAATCAGATTTTATATTGGGTATGACTAATATGGAGGATTTTAATGGTAAAGAATTACTATTTTATCATGAAGTAGAAAATGGAACGTTCTTTGGTGCATCTAAAGAAGTTACTAATAACATGGATGTTGAAACTAATAATGAATTGTTACTTGCAAAAGAAATATGGGATAACTCAAGTGAAACAGAAAGAAGTAAAATATTAGGTGACATAACAGCTAAGATTACACAACTTAATAATATTAAAACAATAGAAGAAGATATTGTAAAATCAGCAACTGAAAATGCATTATTAAGATCTGAAGTTGGATTAATAAAAGCATTGAAAGCTGGTAACTTAACAGAGGCTGGTAATTTTTTAGCAATTATAGAAGATTTAGATGCTAGTAAATTTTTAAATTATAGTGAAATGTTAGGTTTTGATAAAACTAAAATAGGTCAAACTACTCCAGGTTTAGTTCCATTTTTAGAAAAAGAAATATTTTACAGAAGAATAAGTGCAGATAAAATTTTTAAATATGTCAATGGAGCAGAACAAATTGATTTTAATAGTGATGGAATTCCAGATCTATTAAGTATGACAGATGCTGTAACACTATCTGAAAAATGGGCAACATCACAAGATGCAGATGTACAAGATGCAATCAGAATTGCAGCTGCTAAATTATTAAGAAGTAGAGAACCAGAAATGGTAGCAGCTAGTAACGCATACAATGATAGGTTAGATCTTCAATTATACAATGATGTTGTAGCACAATTAATTTCAAGTAAATTAGAAAATAAAGATTTCAATGCATTATCAGAAGTTAATAAACTAATTGATGATACTAAGAGCAATAAATTAAATCAAGATTTACAATCAGCCTTATCAAGAGTGGAAAAGTATTCAGAGTTTTTAGAAGAACGTACTGTTACAATAAATGATAAACAAGTAACTCTACCAACTTTTTCTCCAGATTTAGAAATATCTGATTTGAGAAAATGGTACAATTTTATAAAAGCACAAGAACAATATCCTAAAATAAAAAACAAAAAAATAAAGTTACCATCATTAACTGATTACGCAGCTATCGAGATATTAATAAATGAAATTATTGACATAAAAGGACAGATAAATGGATCTAAATAAATATTATGAAGATGAGTATACTGCTAGATCTAATAATTCTGGAGAAATTGTACTTAGATTTAATGGTGATGGTATGGGTACAACTAAAGACAGATCATTCTTAGATATTATTGGAGAAAGTTACTCTGAAAGTATGCAGCTACGAGCAGAAGGTAGTGCAGCAATGACTAAAGCTATGATTGATAATGCTCCTAATATTGGCAAAGGTGTTGTTAGAGGTTTAGGAGATTTTGTAGAAGGTACAACAAGTTTATTTTTATCTCCATTAAATGATGCAACTGGAGGATCTATTGATTGGTTAGACACTTGGATTAATGACAATCAACTCCAGGCTAAATTAGAAGGTATATTTCCAGAAAGTGAATTAGGAATGTCTGGTAATATTGCTAGAGGTTTTGGTCAATATACTCCAGCTGTAATAGGTGGTTATGGAATTGCTGGTTTGTTTATTAAAGGTATTGGAAGAGTTATTTTAGCAGAACCAATTATTGCTGCTACAGCTCCAAGAAAAGGAGATCCAAATTTAGCAACATTAATTAGAGATATGTCCGGTATTAATGATGAGAATGCAGATACAATTTACAGAGAAGTAATTAATTGGGTGGGATCTACAGAAGAAGATGGTGTTTTAATGACAAAACTAAAAGCTATTATTGGTGATGCTCCAGCTGGTATAGCAATAGAACCTATCTTTCATATTGGTAAAATAATGAGAGCATTAAAAAATAATCCAGAATTAAAACAAGAGGCAGTAAAAATTTCTAAGTATGTAGTTTTAGAAGATACAGAAAATCCTGGTACATTTGTTGTAGCAGATAATGAAACAGGAGAAATAATAACTGATGGATCTCAAGAAAAAATGAAAGGTCTAGCAGATGAGTTTAATCAAGAAGAGGCATTAATTGATGAAGATGCTGTACCGGCATCATTGGGTGCAGCTGCTAATACAAATAATTTAACTTCAGTACAATTAATGAATTCTCAAGAACCAATAATTACAGGCACAGGAAAAAACAATAAAGTTAAAGTAGATGACATTATAAATTATTTTGAGAACCAACCTAAACTTGACATTACTAATGAACAAGATTTTTCTACTATGGTAGATATTGGTGTTAAAGAAATTAATTATCAACTTAAACAAGATATAACAGGAGTTGGATGGTATGATAAAGATGTAGCAGAGGCTATGGAGATAGCAGCAAGAGCAAATCCTAAAATAGCAAACAATGCTAACATAAAAGATTTAATACCATTCTTAACAGCTATTGCCTCTCCTGGTACACCGGTAGGTGCTGATTGGACAGTTGCTGTAAAACTTGCAAACATTTATGCAGATACAGGCAAGTTACCTAACATGAACCCAGAAACAGGAGCTGGGTGGACAAGACGACCAGCAATCAAAACTCAATTATTATTTACTCAAGCATATATAGATAAGTTTGGTTTAGAACAATTTTTAGATTTCTTATCAACTTCAACAACAGTTAAAGAAGTAAATGCTACTAGAAAAGATTTAGGATTTAAACCTATAGCCGGTGCAATGGGTAAACAGATTTATGGTGCTGATATGTTTGGTCCTAAAGTTGGTCCATTTATGGCTAACCTTATGGGAACAAGTGATAACAATGTACCAGATATTTGGTTTACTAGAGGCTTTAACAGAAAAGCTGGTAATATGTTTATTGTTACAAAAGAAGGTGACAAATCAGTTGCTGGACAACCTAGAAATTTAAAAGAAAGAGAAATAATGAATAATTATATTGATCAAATTGCAGCACAAGTTGGATTAAATAGACGTGACACACAAGCTGTTCTATGGTACTTTGAGCAAGGATTATATACAAAACTAGGAGTTAAAAGTGAACCAAAAAGTTACGCAGACGCAACCAGAAAAATCTTCG